CCATTCTCATGTCCTTTATTTCCATCCACTCTTCTCAAGTGAGATACAAGTATAAGACCTGCTCCTGTTTCTTCAACTAAACTACGAAGTCTAGTCATGATAGAATCAATAGCTCTTCTCTCATCTCCTTCATGCACAGCACTAACCAACATATGTAAATGGTCAACAACAACCCACTTACAATCACATCCAACAATTAAATATCTTAACTTAGCAAAGATGTCATCAATCTCATTTGTTCCAAAGTGAGCATGAATAAATACTCTATCATCTTGGAATACTTTATCAAACATTTGCATGATAGTTTCTTTATCAAACTTGTCTCGTTCTTGGTCTATATATAATCTAGCATTAGCTTCAATGGAAAGTATACCATCTACTGTTCTTTTCCAATCTTCTTCTAATGCAATCACACCGACATTATCTTCTGTTTGATTTATGAGCCAATGCTCTAACTCTCTGGTAACACTAGACTTACCTAGTCCTGTGCCACCAGTTAGAGTTACAAGTTCCCCTTGCCTCAATCCATATAATTTTTTATTTAAACCTTCCCAAGGAAAAGCAATGCTATCTTTCTTTTCTCTATCTAAATAAGATTTCTTTCTATCTAATACTTGTATGATACCACTAGGAGTATATACTTTTGCATCCCACCATGCTCTTGTAAACTCAGAATGTTTAGATTGTTTGAGCATATCATTTGCATCTTTATATCCATTAGGTAAAGTTACAATCTTTGCTTTTCCCGGTTTTAAAATAGTAGCAACCTTCTGTGCTGCCTCTTGTCCTTGTTTATCTTTATCAAAACATAGAACTATATTGTCAAAACTTTCTACATATTCTAAACTTTCTTTTACATCTTTGACTGCTGATGCTGCTCCTCTTTTAATAGAAACAACAGCCCACTTACTTCCTAAAAGTTCGTAGGCTGCCATAGCATCGCACTCCCCTTCTACTATTGTTAAATACTTACCACCTTCTTTGAATAAATTCTGACCAAACAATCCTGTTCCAGATAGTGAGCCATTGAATGCAAACCTTTTATCTTTTATGTATCTAGTCTTGGTTGCACAATGCTCATTGTTAATATAGTAAGGATATAAATGTTGTGCCAACTGACCACCAGAATCATATACAACTTTAACTCCAAACTTCTCTGCTGTTTGTTTTGATATGCCCCTATCTGTTAGGTTTGCAAACATACCACCATGCACATTTACATTTTCTTTTTTATAATCTTCCATTGATGTTACATTACCCTCATAATTTGAATAGAAATGGTTACAACTAAAACATTTAGCAGAACCATCTTTGTTTACTGATACAGCATCACTACTACCACATACCTTACATGGTAGTCTATGCTTTACAAATTTGTTTTCCATATATTTCCCTCAAAAAAAAGCTAGTTTTTAGAATAGAACTAGCAAACTATTAAGGAGATATATTATGTCTAATCTGATTCGTTAGAATCTTCGTTAGTCATATCTTCATTCTCAACAAGTGCTTCCGAAGCAGACTTCAAGAGGGTTTCAAGACTACCTCTATGTGTTGCACTTGCAAAGGACAAAGCCTCTGTGATGACATCTAATGTTCCTACTTTAGCAATAATTGCTTTAGCATTCAATCTAGTCTTGTCATCTTGTATTTTAGAAACATCATAATTTAATGTTCCCTCCTCCGTTTGAACATTAATAATCAAAATTCTTCTCCTCCTTCAAGCGAATCAAATTCTTCACCATCTTGAGATTTGTAACTTACCAAGTCAATTACTTGCATTGCTTGGAAATCCAAACCTTTGAAGTCTCCAAATTTATTAGATGTTTCCCACTCGTTATATTGAACTCTAACTCGTGACCCATTACCAACTAAAACATCAATCGGTAATTTATTTTCATCTACTAACTTGGGTGCATTTCTGACCATACCATTTGGTCCATTCACCTTTCGTTTAATAGTTACAGCACGACCAACTTTTTCATCTCCCAATTCAATGTCTTTAACTTTGAATCCTCTTGAGATAAAATCATCTGCCACACTATCTTCCACAACCAAATCTACAGTATATACTGGTTCATATTTAGTATTTGGTGTAGTTACACTAGCCCAATAGGCTATCCCTTCTTGTATTGCCATATTAATTCCTCCTTCGGTTTGGCGTTTACGCAAAGCGTATTATACACTCTCACTACTCAACCTGTCAAGTGTGTCCAAGTCAAGTTCAGTAACGACTTCTATTTTATAATTACCATTACTTAGTTTTTCTACAGTATGTGGTAATTTAAAACCCATAGCAGATAGTTTATCTACTTGCTTGGTAAAATCTTTATAATCTTTTATATTTAATTCTGCGTTGTATTTCATGTTGCTTCCTTAGTCCACCAAGTAGGTTTGCCCCTACCTCGTTCCCACTTGGCATAATGTTTTTCGTTAATGCAATAGTTGCGATAA